CAGCCCGTAATCAACAACTAACAAAAGGACCCCGACATGATTGGCATGACATTAAAAGTAGAAATGGCTGACGGTGAAACATTTGAAGCACCGATCACCTACGGAGTTGCGTGCAGGTGGGAAGATCATCATCCCACGCTCTCCGTGGGCCGTTTCTTAGAAGACATGAAGTTCAAGCCTCTCGCATGGTTGGCTTGGGATGCGTTACGAACCAAAAAGATTGTGGTGCCGTTGTTTAGCACTTGGGTAGAAAACGTCATGGATATCACGTTTATCCCAAAAGCCAAACAGGGCCCGCAGGAAGAGCCACAAACCTGATCGCGCAGCTCGCTGTTCGTACAGGCATCAGTCCGTTGGATCTGATGGAAACACCAGCCCAGATCATTGACGAAATGGTCAGGCTGATAATCGAGCAGAACGAGAGCAAAAAGTGAGTCTTGGAATAGATCTGAAACCAACTGGCCTGAAAGAGGCGTTGCGGACTATCCAATCCATTGACCCTAAATTGCGTCGTGCGTACGGTAAACAGATTCGTGAACTAGGCAAGGTCGTTGTTGACGCGATCACACCGCTGGTGCCGTCGTCCGCTCCAATGTCTGGAATGGAAAATAATGGTCGTACCGGGTGGAAAGGCGGTCAAACTAAAAATGTGGTTGTCAAAACCAACACTCGAAAAGCCCGCAAGCGAAACATTGCACAAGGTGCCAAATACGAAACGATCGGGACAATTACTGTAGGTACAAAAGGTGCAGCACTCGCAATTACTGATATCGCTGGCAAAGGCCCAAACCGCACCCGAAACCGAAACCCCAAAAAAGCACGCCCAAACATGGTCGGGGTCCTTAATGAACGTATGGGTCAACCTTCCCGAATGGTTTGGGCTGGTGGCCAAAAAGCAATCCCAGACTTTGAAAAAGCCCTTCAACCATTGGTGAAACAGATAATCTTTGAAGCGAACCAAGAACTTATGAAGGTGAAACGCTAATGGCAATTAACATTCCGATCATTAGCGAATTCTCTGATGCTGGAGTTAAAGCCGCCAAAGCCGCGTTCGCCAACTTTAAAACTGCCGTGGGTGATGCTCAAGGTGGAATGGCCAAGTTTAAAGCTGGCTCGACTGTCGCCATGGATGCCGTCAAAGCGAACGCTGGCACTCTTGCTATGGCTGGCGGTGCAGCTCTTGCTGATTTTGCTATTAAAGGGGTCCAAGCCTTTCAAGACCTTGCGTTAAGTGCGGGCAAGTTTGCTGACGCCACAGGGCTCAGCGTTGAGGAGGCTTCTAAGTTTATTGAAGTCGCTGGCGACATCGGTATTGAAGCAGGGACAGTTGAAACTGCTATCGGCAAACTTAATAAAACAATTGGTGCAGACGCCGACAAAGTTCGTGACTTAGGCGTAGACCTTGTGTACCTTGCAGACGGTGCGTTAGACGTTAACGCGACATTTCTTAACACTATTCAACGAATCAAAGACATTAAAGATCCAGCAGAAAAAGCCAAAGTTGCTTCGCAGTTGCTAGGCAAGGGCTGGCAGTCAATGTCAGAACTTATTGAGATGGGTTCCGACGACCTTCAAAAATCTTTAGACGGTGTTTCAGAAGCAAAAGTTATTAACTCAGAAGAACTTAAAAAGGCTAAAGAACTGCGTGACGTCATAGACGTTCTAAAAGGCAAAGTTGAGGATCTTTCGCTTTCTATCGGCGGTTCTTTAGTTCCTGTTTTGGGTGATCTTGGCGCAGTTCTTGATGTTGGTTTAGACGTCCGCAATGTGTTTAAAAGTATCCCGGGTGCTACTTGGATGTCTGAGAACTTGACACCGTTAGCACTTACTAAAACGGCTCTTGGTGGTGTCGCTGATGCGACTGGGGCTGTAATCGGATGGTTTAAAGATTCGCCTTCAACCATTGAGAAGTTCATTGATCATATGGGCGAAATAGATTTTAAAACGAGTTTTCTTGGTAAAACGATTGACAGCGTTAGACAAAACGCTTTACCGCAATTCGTTACACAAATTGAAAACGCGACCGTTGCAATCGTTAAGGCTGATACCGCGTGGAAAAATCTAACAGGAGAATTTGATCAGGTTGTTGCATTAGACAAAGCAACTGAAGCACTTGGCAGAATGGAAGCCGCCGCTGAGGAAGCGTTTGCAACTGGGGCTTATGACGACCTAGTTACTTACAACGAAAAAGCCGCCGAGTTTATGGATACCCTAGAAACAATCGCAGGGACCATGGACGGCATCTCATCCAAAGAAATCCTGTTCAAGTTCAAGACGGAAGGCTCAGCAGCTGCACTTGAATACGCCAACTATCTTGCGCGTGGTGCCGAGTACGGCGGTCTGAGTGTTGAAGATGCTTTAGGTTTGGCAGGCATATCTATTGGCTCCAACAACACAAACGGACGGTTTCGTGGTGCTCGAGCAAACGGTGGTCCTGTTATGGGTGGTAGTTCGTATCTTGTTGGTGAGCGCGGAGTGGAGTTGTTTACTCCTAGCACGTCTGGAAACATTACGCCCAACGGTGGTTTTGGTGGCGGTCAAAACATCACGGTCAATGTCAACGGTGGCGACCCAAACAGCATCGTCAGAGCCTTACAGCAGTATGTACGTCAGTCGGGCCCAGTGCCCGTGAACACTCGAGCGATGTAATGACAAAAATTGCTTGGAAAATATACAACGACAGAACTGCAACTTATTATCAAAACATTATTTTGTCGGCTTCATACCAGTACGGGCGTCAAGGATATCTAGATAATTACGCTGGTCAAAGCATAAGTATCACTATTAAAAATCAGGCCAACGAATCAGCCAACTTTCAATTAAACGATTGGTTAAGTCTGACTGGCGACTTAGGTGTTTATCAGGCTTACTATCAGTCTTTTTGGGTAACTGCAATTAGTTATCAGGACTACCCCGGCAACACTGGTTTGTCCACGGCAACCATTATTGCAAGTGATTCTATGCACCGTTTGGGCCGTGTGTTAGGTAAAGGCGACACGCTTTCAGCCAGTACAACTGGCGCACAAATTGAATCAATGGACACAAAAAGTTCTTGGCCGCCAGACATTACAACTTTCAGTTTTAATACAAGCAGTCAAGCATCAGCCGCAACAGTGACGCAATCATGGAACAATCAAATTAATTTGTTGCAAACAACTGAGAAAGGTATTTTGGCTTATTCAAGTGGTCGAGCAATTAGGTTGCAGGGCCGTGCCCATATACAAAACATGAAATCAACAATTAGTTTGACTAGGACAGCAACAGCAACAAATATTGGTTATCAAACTTTTAGTCGTTTAGGTTACGGACAAACTTTTGTCAACACTGCTGAAATTACGCCAGCAGGCTTAGGCACGTCAACTGGCACAAATACTGCTTCAATAACGCTTTACGGGCAAAACGGCATTACGCAATCAACTGTTGACGCTAACGCTACACAAGCGCAAGGCAATGCTGATTGGACAGCACAAGCATTATCTGATCCGACAGTGCTTAGGTTTGAATGTGGCTTTAATGATTTGTCACAAAACGAAACCGTGTTAAAAGATTTTTTGCAGGCGGTGACAGGCAATCCCGGGGTTTTTTCACAGCCGGTTAATGATCTTGTGTATCGAGTACCCGGTGCTGGTTCTGACACAACAGTTACTGTGCTTGTTGAGGGCTGGTCGTTAAACATTACGCCTGAACAAACTGACTTTAATTTCTATTTGTCGCCGTTAACGTACTACCAGTTTTTTACGCTTAACTCATCAACTTTAGGTATTTTGGATACCAGTCGACTTGGCTGGTAAAGGAGAAACATGGCTATTAATCCGAACACAGACTTTTCGTCGGGCGCAGTCCTGACAGCTGCACAACAGAACCGTTTCCCTCGTGGGATTATGGCACTTGCCACTTCAACAACTAGCGACACGTCAGTTACTGCCGAGGAAGTTGAACTGGGTGCAATATCGTTCACTGCTGTTGCTTCACGGTATTACAAGATTTCATATATAGAGCCTGACATTGGTCTTACTGGTGCTGGTGCGGCCGCACTTGTAATGCGTTTACGAAACGGTACGACCACGGGCGGAACACTTCTGCAAGTTGCTTACCAGTGGATTCCATCATCATCTGTTGACACTGCTGGCCAAGTTGTTTGGTTTGGTACTTTTTCGGCTGGAACACAAAATGTTGTTGCCACAGCACAAAATGCCGGTGGACTAACTTTTCAATTAAACCGTGGAACAGGTAAAGCCGCTTGGCTAGTAGTAGAGGACATTGGACCAGCATGATTGTTAACCTTGAAAATATTGACAACGACTACGAAAGCATGATGCGAAAAGTTCGTGACTCAATGCTTAAAGAATCCGACTGGACACAAGTCGCCGACGCACCTGTAGATCGTGAAGCATGGGCGACATACCGCCAAGCCCTACGAGACTTTCCAGCCACATGGACCGAAAGCCCTGAAGCCGACTTTCCTGATACACCATGAAAACGCTTGCCGTTATCGCAGCTCTTGCTATCGTCCTGATGTTTGTCGTCACTGGATGCTCTGACCGCACTCGACACACCTGCGAAACCAAACCCGAAGCGCCCAGATGTGACACCTCAATCGGAGCAACCACACCATGAAAAAACTGAGCAACTCAGAAATTAAAGCCAGACTCATTTTCGTCGTCGGAATAACACTCTCATTCGTGTTCGGTATCTCCATGCTTGGTATTTTGTACGGAGTGCTATTCGTCGTACAACCGCTCGAGCCCTCGCCCACAGACCAAGAGTTCCTCAGCATCCTAAACCCAGCATTTATGGCACTTTTGGGTCTTTTGGGTGGGGTGCTCGCAAGTAATGGCCTGCGAGACAAACAGGAAAAGGACAAAGACAATGACTAACTACCCGGTGCTACCAATCATCATGCCGACTGACCTAGAAGGTCAAAAGAACGGCGAAATCAAACCAGCCTTACTACGCGACATCAAAGCACCCAACGGCAAACTGCACAGCCTCGCGGCCACCGCATGGAACGCGTTACAACTCGCCGCATACTTTGACGGAATAGAACTAAAGCACGTCGGCGCATACCGCCCACTAGCCCAACAGGTAGCCCTGTTCAACCAACGGTACGAAGCCAAACCCAACTTCCGCAAACCTCAAGTGACCCGCAAATACAACGGTCAAGTTTGGTGGCTGAAACAAGGTTTCGCCCCAGCAGGCACCCCTTCTACCAGTAATCACGGTTGGGGACTCGCGATAGACGTCGCGTCCGCTTCAGGCAAACGACTCGAATGGTTACTGGGCGACGGATTATCTACCAGCAACGCCTTAAAGTTTGGGTTCTCATGGGAAGTCAAAAACGGTGCTAACGCCGAAGCGTGGCATATCCGCTATGTTTGCGGAGACAACCTCCCACAAGCCGTCCTAGAGGCTATTGCGGCTTTTCCTACACTCGACGCGCGGTGACTTGACATTCGGTCTGGGAGTCGGTCTAATGACTGGCAACCAAGTGCGTCCCGTGATAGCGGGACCCCGACCGCAGGAGGAAGCAATGCAACCATCCCTTTTTGACGTTCTCGCTGTTCCAGCCGAGATGCTCAAATACGAAGCCTTTAAAGAGGCAAACCCGTGGGTCATGCCGACCCTCACCAAAATGTGTTATCAGTTGATGCACCGCGGATACACGCATTACGGCATCGCAGCTCTTATTGAAGTTTTGCGCTACGAACACGCGATCACTAACGACCCCAGTAGCGAGTTCAAGTTCAACAACAATTACCGCGCCTTTATGGCCCGAGAGATCATGCAAAAACCAATGCTGGAGGGATTCTTCAGCACCCGCAAATCAGTTGCGGACTTATCAGAGGACTACTAAATGAACCTTAAACGATTCTTACTTTTATCTTTTGCAACTTATGGACTGTGCGCCTTGTGGGCGATCACTGGCGTCCAAGACACCACAGTGACCCTTCAGGCTCCGTCTGTGCCCCAAACGGTCACCCTCGGGATGTTGACACCCGAACAACTTGAGGACCGCGCAGAAGAACTCACAGCAACAACAACTTCTACGACGACCAGCACCACCTCCAGCACGACTAGCACCGTGCCGTTTACTCGACTAGCCGACTTTCACCCGGACACCAAATGCCAAGAATGGTTCCAAACTGCGATCACGGTCGGCTGGCCCAACAACACTGAGACGCTAGAGAAACTGGGTCGCCTGTTGTGGAAGGAAACGCGATGCTTAAACATTACGCCGCTGTCCAGTGATCCCGAGTTAGTGAAATGGTTTAACGGCCATGACCACGGGATTGCACAAATCAACGAACCTGTTCACACTAAGTACGTGGAACAAGTGTTCAATATGCCGTTTGCTGAAGCCATGTCCGACCCGACCCTGAACCTCAGGTTTGCTTACCTGCTCTATTCCGACCTAGAAGAAACAGGCAGGTGCGGATGGAAACCATGGAGCCTGTGCTGAACCGCTGGTGGGATCACGCAGCTTGTCGAGGAATGCCGTTGGACCTGTTCATATTTGAGCACGGCGAACCTCAAATTAACAAGAAAATCAAGGACGCTAAAGCAGTCTGCGCAACGTGCCCGGTACGCGAGCAATGCTTAGATGAGGCCCTGCAATATTCCACGACCCGCCAAGAGTGCATTGGTGTGTGGGGAGGGCTGACATGGCGCGAACGGCAGAAACTTGTGTTAGACCGAGAGTTATCCACAAACACGGCTACACCCCTTGTGTACCGTGACGGGAAATACAGACAAGTCAAGGAGCCCCGACCATGAACCAACAGTTAGCGGACATGACCGCCGCGATCGCTAAAGCGGAGATTGCTATGAAGGCCGCCGCTTGGCAGTTAGACGCCCAAAAAACCGATATTGCGATGTTGCGCAAAGCCTTGTTTGAGTTGGCTTATGTTGCTGAGGAGAACGGGATCTATCTGTCAAATCTGACTAAGTCAACGCAGGACGCAATCGTGGCTATGCGTCTGGGCGGGTTTAAATGAACTGCGCAAAATGCGGTAAAGGTTTCAACAGTGCCGATATTCGGATGCGTACCGAGTT